GACTTTGGCTTCCAACCATATGTAGCACCTCGACCAGAGGTTTATAACGGTGTATACACAGCGTATGGTTCAACAGATATACATAAGTTAGTGAATGAGGTTAAGGATATTGCAGGGCTACCTAAACAATTAACTGCATTAGACTTACGTAGAACAGGCATCACTGAGATGGTAGAGGCAGGGGTAGACACACTAGGTATCATGCAGGTTAGTGGACACACTAATCCTCAGAGTGTTAAGCCTTACTTAGTCAACACATTCAAGGGTGCAAGTACAGCACTAAACAAAAGGAGCAGTAACAAATGAACATAAAACATTTTGTAGATGGGCTATGTCTAAGTGAAGGAGATAGTACACGCATGTCCTGCCCTAACTGTAATGGTAACAATACTTTTACTGCATCAAAGGATGGAGGTATCGTTGTGTACAACTGTTACAAGCTAGGGTGTGGTGTACGTGGTGCAGTTACTACAGGCATGACTGCCTTGGAGGTACGTAACCATATGCAAAACAGAGACATACCTATACGCAAACAACTAGAGCCTATGGCTTACCCTGAGTATGTAGTTAACCCTACGCTTGAGCACGTACTACTACACAAGTTTACTAAGCGTTGGGATCTAATCAATGAAGACATATTGTATGACGTTAAAGATAGACGAGCTGTCTTTCCTATAGTTGACAAAGGCGTAGTAGTAGATGCAGTAGGTCGTGCCTTGGATGGTGCTGTGCCTAAGTGGTACAGGTACACAGGTAATGCCTCTGTATACAAACGAGTACTAGGTAAACCCAATGGCGTGTGCGTGGTAGTTGAGGATGTTATCAGTGCTATAGCAGTAGCTCAGATTTCCCCTAACACTACAGGCGTAGCTATCTTAGGTACGTCATTAGGTCTAGCTCAAATGGAACACATAGGAGATTTCTATAAGGTTATCATAGGGTTAGACCCCGATGCTATGACGAAGACGTTAGCCTACAAGAGAGAGGTAGAGGCGTGGACAGGTAAATCAGTTAAGGCATTGAGACTTGACGATGATATAAAATATAAGTTAGATACAGATAGAGAACGATTGAAGGAGATGATAAATGATCTATGAGTATGCTATATGGGCGGCTGTTATTATGTATGCCTTGGGTGCTATACTACTCATGAACATACTTGATTCTGTACACAGAGAAGATCGTAATGCACCTATAAGGTTAGCATTGATGTGGCCTTACGTAGCCATAAGAATAATTATAGATCGTATAATATATGGAGATGATAAATGATGGAGCTCGCACTCATTAGAACTTTGATGAACAAGGAGTTCTACGATAACAACAAGGGTATAAGGTGTCCTGATGAGTTGTTCAGTAAAGATGTTCGTAAGATGAAGCAGACGCTAGACTATGCCATGACTACGTATGAACGTAGCCTGACTGCATCAGAGTTAGAGGCTTTGTTCTTTGCTAACAACAGTACTATGACTACTGCTACCAAGCAGGTGTACACTGATTTGTTTAAACGTATATCTCGTGAACAACCTATGAACCAAGACATAGCTGATGAGGTATTGTCTAAACTATTCCAACAGGTACTAGGTAATCAGGTAGCTAACATAGGATTTGATTATGTTAATGGATCTCTTGATAGCCTTGAACCTTTACGTAACTTAGTAAAGAAATATCAGGATGACTTCACGCCTAACTTAAACATAGAGTTCGGTGATATAACTATTGATCACTTACTTAAAGCTAATGCCATACAGTCTCAATGGAAGTTTAATATACCTAGCCTATCACGACAGGTAGAAGGTATCAGCGGTGGTCACTTAGTTATCGTAGGTGCTAGGCCTAACACAGGTAAGACAAGCTTTCATGCATCTCTGTTAGGTGCACCTGATGGCTTTGCATCTCAAGGTGCTAAGTGTTTGATACTGTGCAACGAGGAATCATATGAACGTGTAGGTGCACGTTACCTGAGTGCCGCATCAAGCCTATCTATGGAAGAGGTCAAGGGTAACTATGCCCTAGCCGCAACAAGGTATGAGCCTGTGCGAGAGCAGATCAATTTGTATGACAGTACAGGTAAGGACATGGCGTGGGTAGAAGCTATCATCAAAGCTTACCGTCCTGATATAGTTGTATTAGATATGGGAGATAAGTTTGCCGTTAAGAGTAGCGACAAGTCAGATGTGTACCTTAAGAATGCGGCTATCCATGCACGTAATATAGCTAAGCAATATGATTGTGCTATCATATGGATGTCTCAGTTATCTGCCGCAGCAGAAGGTATGGTCAATCCTGATCAGTCTATGCTTGAGGGATCTAAGACAGGCAAGGCGGCTGAGGCTGACCTTATGGTGCTTATATCTAAGAACCCTGTACTAGCTGACACCGCCGATGATGCAGATGATTCGCAAAGATATTTAGTTATAGCTAAGAATAAGCTACAAGGAGGATGGCATGGTAAGATTACATGTACATTAGATGGGGCTAGGTCACAGTACTTAGCATAGAAAGGAGTAGACTATGGAATTAGTTCTTGATGTAGAGAACACAGTCACACATAGGGGTGGCAAGATGCACCTCGATCCTTTCGAGGCAACCAATAAGTTAGTACAGGTAGGTGTACAGGAAGTTGTATCAGGCAACCAATCTATATATAACTTTGATCACACTGAAGCTAATGACTATGATGGTAGTCAAGCTAAAGCACTACAAGATTATCTAGATAGAACAACGCTACTGATCCTACACAATGGGCAACACGATATGCCTTGGCTATGGGAGAGTGGGTTCAAGTATGATGGTCTTATATATGACACCATGTTAGCTGAGTATGTACTAATGAGAGGCAATCATATTGAGATGACATACACCGGGTCTTTCAAGAAGAAGTCACTGGCGTTAGGTGAGTGTGCTATAAGACGTAAGCTAGACTTTCAGAAGGATGACACACTAAAGAAATACTTTAAGGATGGTTACAACACCAACGAGATACCACTCAAGGAACTTACGTACTACTTACAGTGTGATCTATCTACTACTCGTGCCTTGTACTTAGACATAGAGGCAGACTATGCTCAACCTGAGAGTGAATCATTACGTAATATAAAAGACATAACATTTAAGGTATGCCTAGCATTGTCTCGTATGTATTCATCAGGCATCAAGGTAGACTTGAAGGCATTGGATGAGGTGCGTAAGCAGTTCGAAGAAGAGAAGGCAGACATTGAAGGTAGACTAGGCATCAAGGTACGTAACCTCATGGGTGACACACCTATCAATCTTAATAGTCCTGCTCAGATGTCGGAGGTTGTATATAGTATGCGACCCAACAACAAAAAAGAATGGGTAGATCTATTCGATCACACCAAGACAGACAAAGAGTATAAGAGTGCAGTTAAGGCTAACACTACAATGGTACGCAAGACTACAGCGTTTACTTGCCCTGAGTGTAAGGGTGAGGGTAGTGTGTACCGTATCAAGAAGGATGGTACTAAGTTTGCTAGGCCTAACAAGTGCAAGCCATGCGAGGCTAGAGGCTATCAACTTAAGAAGACTAATCAGTTGGCAGGGCTAGGCTTCATGCCTCCCTCAAAGAAGTGGGTAAGTGCTAACGGATTTAGTACAGGCAAGGACAACTTAGATACGTTGATGTCCACAGCTAGGGCTAATGGTATGGACAGTGCGGTTGACTTCTTAGGAGATCTCAAACGTCTATCAGCTATCAGTAGTTACCTATCTAGTTTTGTTGAAGGTATATCTGTATTTACAAAAGAGGATGGTTTCCTGCACGTAGGTCTAACGCAACACATCACCAGTACAGGCAGGTTCTCAGGGCGCAACCCTAACATGCAGAACATGCCCAGAGGTGGTACGTTTCCTGTTAAGAAGGTGTTCGTATCTCGATGGGAGGGAGGCTACGTGATGGAGGCTGACTTTGCTCAGTTAGAATTTCGTGTTGCCGCATTCTTATCTCAAGATACTACAGCCATGAAGGAGATAGACACAGGCTTTGACGTACATAGTTACACCGCTAAGGTTATCTCAGAGGCCGGTCAGCCTACCTCTAGACAAGATGCTAAGGCACACACCTTCGCCCCTCTCTTCGGGGCTACAGGGTACGGTAGAAGCCCTGCTGAGGCGGCGTACTACACACACTTCATTAAGAAGTACAAAGGTATAGCGGCATGGCACAAGAAGCTAGGCGATGAGGCCATACGCTTTCAGAAGATTACTAACGTTGGCGGTAGGCAGTATGCTTTCCCTAACACAGAGAGAAGACCCAATGGTATGCCTACTAACTTCACCATGATAAAGAACTATCCGGTGCAAGGGTTTGCCACTGGGGATTGTGTACCTGTAGTACTACTAGAGTTAGAGGATAGGCTTATGTCTATGCGATCTAAGGTAGTCAACAGTGTGCATGATTCAATGGTGATAGACATACACCCATACGAAAAGGATCAGGTGATAGAGATCATCAACACCTTGAACATGGATCTAAATGAGATCATCTATAAATACTATAAGGTTAAGATGAATGTACCCTTATTATTAGAAGCTAAGATTGGCCCAAATTGGCTTGACACAAAGGACGTTTGACGGTATAACTTAGCATCCCAGAAACCCTCATACATAAAGGAAAAGATATGAGTACAGAAATACAAACACTAAACATAGAAGGTATGTCGTTATCGGAGGCGATGGGCATGTCAGCACCAACAGGTGGATCACAATCTACACTGCCACGTATTAAACAAATACACTCAGCTATTACAGTAGAGGATTCAGAAGGTGATGAGAAGATCGTCGTACCTATTGGAGCATATCAAGTAACATTGCCTGATGGTGAAGTAGTTTATAGTAAGACAATTACAATGAGGTTATTCTCTCAGCGTATGCAATGGCAACGATGGGATGCAGGTGCAAACACTATGCACAAGACATTACTTTCGGGAAACCTGAATGTAGACTTGAAGGATACAACAGGCAGACATAATTGTGGTAGGCCATCAGGTTACATCAAAGATTTCAAATCGTTACCAGAAGAAATGAAGTCAGTGATACGTGACGTGAAGCGTACAAAAGTTATGCTTGGTATGGTCAGGTTAGATAAGCCTATTGATGAGCAAGGTAATGCAGTAAAAGGACATGACGAGGAGATCCCCTTCGTAATGGACTCAAAGAATACTGAATCAAACAAGGCTATAGATTCAGCGTTAGCTCAGATTATGGCTAAGAAACTTACACCCGTAGAACATACACTCAACATGGGTAGTGCTAAACGTGATATGAATAGTGGCGGTAAGTATGCTGTTATTGTTCCTTCATTAGGTATAAAAGTACCTTACAAACCAGAAGATAGTCAGACGCTTAAGTCCTTCCTTGAATGGATTACTAATACTAACACATGGGTAGAGAGTAAGTTCAATGAGATGGCTAAGGAATATATATCTAATGAAGATGCAGAGTTGGTAGGTTCTATTGTAGAAGTTAAAGAGTTCGAGGGATGATCCATCCTGCTGAGTTATCAGTACACTCTTTCTTACGTTCTGCTATAGAGGGTAAGGCTTCTATGAGTGATGAAATAATAGAGCAGGTAGCCGCTGATGTGGTTGCCGCTTTACACAAGCAGTTCAATGGTGGCCCTCGTGATGAGTTTCGTTTACGTATGTCTAACATAGGAAGGCCTAGATGTCAGTTGTGGTTTGCTAAGAATGACCCAGAGACTGATGTAAACAAACCAACTTCCTTCATGCTTAACATGTTGATGGGAGATTGGACAGAAGCTATATTCAAAGGCGTACTACGTGCCTCTGGAGTAGAGTTTAAGGACAATGATAACGTTGCACTTAAGGTAGGTGACACATCTATCAAGGGTGAGTTTGACATGATCTTAGACAACAAGGTAGATGATGTTAAGTCTACTACACCTTACGGCTATGATAATAAGTTTATTAATTATGAAACGCTTAAAGGTAAGGATGACTTTGGTTACATAGCTCAGCTTGTAGGTTATGCTAGAGCTTCCGGCAAAGAGGTCGGAGGTTGGTGGGTAATCAACAAAGCTAATGGTAGCTTTAAGTATGTACCTGCAGAAGAGTCAGATGCAGATACGGTAATGGAAACAATAAAGGGTACAATAGATTATATTAATAATGATGAACCTTTTGCTCGTTGCTTTGAACCGGAAGAAGAAACCTATCGCAAGAAACCTAGTGGTAATTTTAAGCTAAACAAAACCTGTAGTTGGTGTGATCATAAAAAGAAATGTTGGCCAGATCTACAAGAAAGAGAATCTCTGGTAAGTCAAGCCGCCATAAAACCTATCGTTAATTACACATATATAAAGGAAGAAACACAATGACAACTGTTACTTTAGATGAAGTAGAATATACTATTGAAGACTTTACAGATGAGGCCAAAAAGGTTCTTGGTCTTGTACAACATCTACAAAAACTTACAGAAGATCATCGCTTAAACGCACAGTGTACGGACACTCTACTTAAGGTTAAGATAGCCGAACTCAAACAGTTATTAACAGGTGAGGAAGCACCGTCTGATGACTAGGTTTGCAAAGGGCTACAGACGTAGGCACAATGCTAGTAAATATAAGTCCGGCCTTGAGGAAGAGGCCGTTCTTTTTCTTAAGACCAGACAAAAGAAAGTACGTTACGAGAAACTAAAGATAGAGTGGGAAGACCTACGATATCGTACATACACACCAGACTTTGAGCTAGACAATGGTATCATAATAGAAACCAAAGGAAAGTTCGATCCTGATGACAGACGCAAACATCTTGAAATAAAAAGACAACACCCTGAGCTAGACATACGCTTTGTATTTAGTAATGCTAAAGCTAAGATAAATAAAGGTGCTAAGCAAAGGAACTTTGAGTGGTGTGAGAAGAACGGATTCAAATGGGCGCATAGAATTATTCCAGAAGAATGGTTGCAAGAGAAAGGACAATGTACTAAGTTAGATCGTATAGTCCTCAAGACAGAAAGAAGAAAGTAATATGCCCTACACATTAGACGACGACGAGATTGCCGTGATAATAAGACCTACTTCCTCTAAAGATATAGAAGACTGGAATGGTAACGTGACTACAGGTATAGTAGTAGGAGATGATTTTGCATTACCTCAACATGTACTAAGAGATCTCGTCCATGTAGCCAGTATGTTTACTTCAGCAATAGATGTTATGAATTATGATGACTATGTTTATGATACAGTTATGGATCACAGACAAAACGTTCTGATGAATGAGATTGAGAATCAAGAAATAAAAGACAAGAACACAGGCGAAGTAGTAAACTTCAATGAGTTCACTAAGACAAAGGGCAATGCATAATGGCTAAATGGAAAGACTTCCCTGTAACAAAAGATCAAGAAGTATTTGATCCAGTAGAACGTCCTGCTCACTACAATCAAGGTGGTATAGAGTGTATTGATTACATCAGACAGGTGCTAGGCTTAGAAGGATTCATTGCTTACTGTAAAGGTAATGTTACTAAGTATAATCATAGAGCCTCATACAAAGGAAACCCTGTTGAGGATACACATAAGGCTCAGTGGTATATGAATCGTATGGTTGAGGCCATGAAGGAGAAGCATAAATGAGATGCTATCATTGTGAATCTGAGTTGATATGGGGTGGTGATGAAGATCTTATAGACGAAGAAGAGTGGTCTATGGTTACAAACCTCACCTGTCCTAGATGTCACTCAGATGTCCTAGTATATTTACCTTGCGAGGATAGAGACGATGACTCATAGAACATTTAGCATTACGTTCTCATTGAAAATAGATGAGGATAATAACATACTAGGATCTCATGATGATTCTCATACAGAAGACGTTTATGATTTGATTATAAATACATTCTATGATATCGACGATGTAACGATTAATAATTTAATAGTGAAGGAAAAGCTATAATGATAAACACTGATGAGTACACAGAGTTTGTAGAAGGTAAAATAATTACAGAAGGAAGGGATCGTTTATTTGAAAACTTCATTGGTCTAACCGAAGAGTTAGGAGAGGTAGCTAGTCTAGTCAAGAGATATCTTAGAGATGGCACACCTATAAGTAAGGATAAATTAAAGGCAGAGCTAGGAGATGTAACTTTTTACACAGTAGCTTTTGGTAATTGTTTTGATATATCTTTAACGGATATAATAAACAGTAACGTAGAAAAACTAAATAGCCGTGAGGCTAGAGGAAAAATAAAAGGGTCAGGAGACAACAGATGAACAACATACTACCAACAGACTATCAATCATTTATACACAAGTCACGTTATGCTCGTTGGCTTGATGATGAAGGACGTAGAGAAACGTGGAGTGAAACAGTAGATCGCTACATGAAGAACTTAGTACGTCCGGCATTGGGTGATAACCCTAAGCAGATAGCTGAGATTGAACAAGCTATACTAGGACTAGAAGTAATGCCTTCTATGAGAGCATTGATGACTGCTGGCCCTGCTTTAGCTCGTGACAATACAGCAGGTTACAACTGTTCTTACCTAGCTGTAGATGATGTTAAAGCATTTGATGAAGCTATGTTTATTCTATTGTGTGGTACTGGTGTTGGCTTCTCTGTTGAACGTCAATCAGTACAGAAGTTACCAGAAGTTCCTGAGCTTTTGTATGAGAGTGAAACAACTATTGTAGTTAAAGATAGTAAAGAAGGTTGGGCTAAGTCACTACGTCAGATGATTGCCCTACTTTATAGTGGTGAGATACCTAGGTGGGATGTGTCTAAGGTACGACCTGCAGGTGCTAAGCTAAAGACATTCGGTGGTAGGGCATCAGGCCCAATGCCTCTGATAGATCTGTTTAACTTTGTTATTAAGACATTCAAGGATGCTAAAGGCCGTAAGCTATCGTCACTAGAATGCCACGATGTTATGTGTAAGATTGGTGAAGTAGTAGTTGTAGGTGGAGTACGCCGTAGTGCTATGATTTCATTGAGTAATTTATCAGATGACCGTATGCGTCATGCTAAGTCAGGCTCATGGTGGGACAATGATCCACAACGTGCCTTGGCTAACAACTCTGTGTCATACACTGAGAAGCCTGATAGCTTATCGTTTATGCGTGAGTGGATGGCTTTGGTTGAGTCAGGCTCAGGTGAACGTGGTATCTTTAACAGACAGGCATCTAAGAAACAAGCGGCTAAGAATGGCAGACGTGACCCTAACTTTGAGTTCGGGACGAATCCTTGCAGTGAGATAATCCTACGCCCGAACCAGTTCTGCAACTTAACGGAGGTAGTTGTACGTGCTACTGATAGTGCAGAAGACTTAGAACGTAAGGTACGTATAGCTACTATCTTAGGTACAATACAATCATCATTTACTAAGTTCCCTTACCTACGTAAGTCATGGCAGAATAACACCGAAGAAGAAAGATTACTTGGTGTATCTATGACAGGTATTATGGACAACCCTTTAACTACAAAGGCTAACAAAGGACTGGAGAAAACTCTTGAACACCTCAAACAAATCGCCGTTGCTACTAATGCTAAGTGGGCTGAACGCCTTGATATCCCTGTCAGTACTGCTATCAGCTGTGTTAAACCAAGCGGTACTGTCAGCCAACTGGTTGACTCTAGCAGTGGCATTCACGCTCGTCACTCAGCCTATTATATTCGCACTGTACGTGGAGACAACAAAGACCCGTTGACACAGTTCATGATGGATCAGGGTATACCTAATGAGCCAGACGTAATGAAGCCTGACCAGACTACTGTGTTTAGCTTCCCTATGAAAGCTCCAGATGGTGCAACAGTTACCGCTGACATGTCTGCTATAGAACAGCTAGAGATGTGGTTAGCTTATCAACGATCATGGTGTGAACATAAACCATCTGTTACTATCAACGTAAAGAATAACGAATGGTTTGAAGTAGGTGCATTTGTGTACAAACATTTTGATGAGATGTCAGGTGTATCATTCTTACCATTCAATGAACACACATATCAGCAAGCACCTTATCAAGACTGTTTAGCTACAGACTATCATATTCTTTTAGATAAGATGCCTGATAGTATTGATTGGGATAAGTTATCTGAGTATGAACAAGAAGATAATACAGCAGGTAGTCAGACACTAGCATGTAGTGGTGATAGCTGTGAGATTGTTGACTTAGTTTAATGTGGATAGTAATAACTAGAAACGAATGTAACTTCTGTGATGCCTCTTTACAATTACTAAGAGGTGTTGCAGGAAGTCAGGTAACAACATACAACGTACAGTCAGCAAGTAGTAAATGGTTGTTGACTTTAATGCGCAAATCAGGGTACACTACAGTACCACAAATATTTAAACCAGATGGCACTCACCTTGGGGGCTACACAGAACTAAAGGAATACCTAAATGAAACCAGTAAGAAAGAACTTTAGCCGAGCATTATATCAAGCTTACGATAAGAAAGCTAAAGATACTTTGGTCAAACTTTTGGAATCAAAAGGACATACTATAGTTAATACCGAAGAAAACTATTTTGTAGATGTCGTCTCTCAAAAAGATGGCTACACATACTTCAATGAAGCTGAAGTCAAAGTAGCTTGGAAGGAAGATTGGCCTACACATTGGTCTGAGATCCGTATACCAGAACGTAAGCAACGTTTACTGGATAAGTATGATGGTACTAATGGAGTGTTAAATTTCTATGTGTTTCGTGAAGATATGAAACAAGTATGGCGTATTAAAGATACCTTGCTAACTAAAGAAAGTTTAGCAGAGGCTAAGGGTAGGTACATACAAAAAGGTGAACTATTCTTTCACATACCTTATACATCAGCAGAGTTGGTAAATACATAATGGCTAAATGGAAGGAGTTTAATATAATGAAAGACCAACCTATTTACGATCCTGTAGAAAAACCTGCACACTACAATCAAGG